CCAGCCGCAGAGGAAAAGGGTCTTACTCTCCAGGACTTGAAAGAGTTCAGCGACCTCGTAAAGATGCTATAGTCTTTTCCATTGGCGGAAGCCGATGGAGGATATATGGGAATCTTTGAGGAATGTGTAACACCTCAAAATACGCGTCAATATAGGGGCGCAAAGGTTGACTCAATTCTTGCTTCACTGTCCAAGCAAGATAGGGAGTCGCTAATTGAGGCGTTGAAAGAAGAGTCAATTTCTCCAGAAAGAATATCTTCTGTCCTTTCTGCGCGCGGTATTATTGTGGGCAAACACGCAATCAAATACTGGAGAATGTCAAACCCGAAGAAGGATTCTTGATGTCAATCAGCGACGACCTTCAAGAGGAATTGAACAAGTCAAGACTCGGGCGCATTTCAGAACTTCTGGAAAAATCTGGAATTGATGTTGCGGAAATTGGAAAAGTTGACAAAGTAAAAATTTCTGAATGGCAAGGTCTTATCAAGAATGACGAAGGCGTTGCTGAACTTCACGACCTTGGTGGAATATCAATGGTTCTTTCTCCGAAGTGGGAAAGTGGACCAGAGTGGAATCCAGTACATCAAGGACCATCAATCAAACTTCCAAAACCAAGTATCAAAACATCATCCAGCGACTGGAAGACATGTGTTGTTTTGCCAGATATTCAGGCTGGGTTTTTTAGGGCAACAACTGGTGATTTGATTTCTACACATGACCCGCTGGCTATTGATTTTGCACTTTCCGTAATCAAGTCAGAAAAGCCAGATGTAGTAGCACTCAATGGCGATAATGCCGATTTCCCAGAATTTGGAAAATACAGACTCACCCCTGCATTCGCGCTTACAACACAGGCAACGATTGATTTTCTAACCACGCTCTGTGCAAGGATTAGGGATGCAGCACCGCAAGCGAAAATTGTTTGGCTAGAGGGTAATCATGAGGCTCGCCTAACAAACTATATTCTTGACAACGCAAAAGCATCTTTTGGTTTGCGGCGCGGTAATACGCCAGATGGATGGCCAGTGTTGTCAATACCGTTCCTTTGCAGGTTTGATGACTTTGGAGTGGAATATCTTCCTGGATACCCAGCAAGTCAGTTTTGGTTAAACAACAGAATAAAAATTATTCATGGCACAAAGGTTGCATCTAATGGCTCAACAGCGCACAAGTATCTCGCCACTGAGAAAACATCCGTGGTCTACGGACACATCCACAGGCGTGAGTGGGCGGAGCGCACCCGCCAAGACTGGGATGGCGCAAAGACTATTGCTGCTATTTCCTTTGGCTGTCTCGCTCGTGTTGATGGCATGGTTCCGTCTACAAAGGGCGGAACAGACCTAGACGGACGCCCCATCACTTGTGTGGAAGATTGGCAACAGGGTCTTGGCATCATTAGGTATCAAGAAGGGGAAGGAAGTTTTCATCCAGAAATGCTCCCAATCCATGATGGTACAATGTACTATAAAAACAAAATTTGGGGGAAAAATGAGTGAAGAAGAGCCGTCAGAGAAAAAATCCGTATTTGACAATGAGATGGACATCAACTTCCCAGTCATCACAATTTCGCTGTCATACGATGACTCAAAAGAGCCAATCCATGTTGACCTTGGGTCAGTTCAGCCATTTATTGCAAAGGCAATCTTTGAGCAAATTCTTGAGTCAATAGACAACATTATTGTAGGTCCAAAAATTACACTCAACGGGGTAACCCTGCTTGAAGCAGAGCCTATTTATGAGAGTTTAGACATCTCCTTCATTGATGAAGATGATGTTGATGACGACGATTAAAAAATCTCATAATACCCTACTTGACATAGTTACTATCTATGAGCAATAATGACAATCAGCGAGGTGCTTACCTTGTCTACCGTTCCTAACAAATACTCTTAAGGAGAGTGACAAAATGGCTTACGACAGCCGTATTAAGGAACTCAAGTCAGCACTCAAGACGGTCCTCACCGAGAACGATGCAATCGTTTCTCATGTTGATGCAAACCGTGAAGAGGGCGGACCTGAGATTCAGGCAGAGGTCAAGCATGTAGAGGCGTTCCGCGCCAACCTTGCAAAGGCCCGCGAAATCCGCGCCGAGATTGAGGCGCTTGAGGGCATGGGCGAAGTGAAGTCCTGGGCACAGGGTATTGAAACCCCTGTTGCACCTGGTCTCGTTGCCCCTTCCGCAGGCTTCAAGTCTCTCGGTCAGGAGTTCATTGAGTCAGCAGAGTTCAAGGCACTGATGGGTGGCAAGGCTGGTTACACCATGCATACGCCATTCTCGTTCGGTGGCGACATGGGCGCTCGTTATGGGGTCAAGGATGTTTACACAGCCCTCCCAAGCGGCACACCTGCTGACTTTGGTACACCACAGCGCATTGGCATGGTGGAGCGGGCAAAGCGCGCTTCCCGCGTTCGCGACCTGTTTGATGTCCAGCAGACGAACACCAACATGATTGAGTTCTTCCGCGTCAGTGGCTTCACAAACAACGCCGCAACCGTTGCAGAGCGCACCAGCGACAACACCAACTTTGCTGCCAAGCCGAAGTCGGCACTCAGCGTTGTTGGCGTTCAGGCTCCAGTGCGCACCATTGCTCACTACGAAGTTGCCCACCGCAATGTTCTTGACGATGAACCAACCCTCCGTGGCGTCATTGACAACGAACTTCTGTACGGCCTTCGCTTGACAGAGGATGACCAGATTCTCAACGGTGACGGCACTGGCACAAACCTGACTGGTATCCGCGAGACAAGCGGCATCCAGACAAGTGCCTGGTCCGATGGTTCAGCAAACGACACCCGTATTGACGCAGTTCGCCGCGCAATCACCAAGTCGCTGCTTGCCTACTACGAGCCAACTGGCATCATCGTCCACCCCAACGACCTTGAGGACATTGAACTCAGCAAGGATGCAAACTACAACTACCTCATGGTGATGTCGGTTGCAGTCGGCGCTGAGGCTCGTCTGTGGCGTCTCCCCATCGTGGAAACACCCGCAATCACCGAGGGTTATGCTCTCGTTGGTTCATTCGGTATCGGCGCAACGCTGTATGACCGCATGCAGGGCACCATCCGCGTGTCGGAGCAGCACTCAGACTTCTTCGTCCGCAACGCAGTGGCAATTCTCGCCGAGGAGCGTCTCGCCCTCGCCGTCAAGCGCCCCGAGTCGTTCGTGGAAGTCAACTTTGACTCTGCTCCCTGATAAATAGCAGGTCACATCGCGAAGGGGCGGGTAGCGATACCCGCCCCTTTTGCATTTATATGATATGTTTTGAATATGGCAGAAATTTCAGTAGTAGCCCCGCGCGACATCTGGGAAGATGTTGAGGGAAAGGAAGTTCTTGTTGCTCGCAAGGGAGAAAGAATTTCCCTTGAGCAGGCAATGAAGCACAAGATTGTACCAATCGGTAGTCAGTCTTTTGGTGGACTAGAAACCAAATAGCATGAACGATGAAGGTGCAGAGTCGTTTGACTGTGCCGAAGCATGGGAAACTAGCGCCCCGTTCCTTCATGTAAAGAACTACCTGTACAGGTATGCGGTTGAAAGTGGAGACTTCCATGTTGAGTACCCATATGATGAGTTGTTCAATATGCTCACCGCAAAGTTTCTTTTGCAGGATGCAATGGATACTGGAAAGACGGTAATAGTCCATTACAAGTGGGAACCGCTTGATGAAAGCGTAGTTATTTACTCAGCAAAAGGAAAGATTGTGTATACGGATGTGGCGCTACACGATGAGATTTCTGGCTTTGTAATGGAGGGGACTGACGGCGATTCAGTCATGGTCTTTTCATATAAAGAAATTTTTTGGGTTGCAGAAGTCAAATAATGAGCGACCCTCTGACACCATGATGTAAAATGTTGCTATGTCGGTCATTACCTACACAGACCTCCAGAGGTTTATGAATCGTGAGTTTGATGCTGGTCAAAGGACCGCAGCAACAACGATTATTTCATCTCTTGAAAGGGAACTTTCTGCCTACATCAATAGGCCGATTTCTGCTGTTCAGGTGGTTGATGAATCGCACCGACTTTCTGTCAATCAAAGGCAAATCTTCCTGAGAAAAGCGCCAGTCATTGAAGTGACGGCGTTTTCTGTCGGTCTTGATGGGGAAGAAGTTGAACAGGACATTGATGACTTTTATGTCTACCCATGGGGCATTGATAATATTAGGATTGTTGGAGAGGGGTATCGCGCCCTTGTCACATATACGGCTGGAATGGACTCAACCGAAGCCGAAAAACTTTCCTACATAATGCTTGCCGCATCAAGCAGAGAAATGAATAAGGTACTGC